TGTGCAGCTTGGCGCTACAGTTATAAATACACTTGCTAATATTACTTTTATTTTTTTCATTTCGTTAATCTTTTAGCGTTCATTTTAGAAAAAATTATTTCTATTAATACCAGGGCGCCAGCTACAGAAGTAGCTATAACGCCGTCCCAATCATGTTGGCTAATGCCAATGTAAGGAATGACAACAGCGCCTAATTTAATTAGCTGACGCTTGCCCCAGCCTTTTACTAAATGCTTTTCTATTAAGTTCTTAATCAATGTTTTCATATTAAATTCTGGGTATTGTCGGCGGCGCCCTGGGCGTTGCAAAAAGGTTGCTCTAGGCATTTTATTCCTCTACCTCTGGCTCTGGTTGTTCTGGTTTTAGTTGAGCAAATGCTTGCACTGCTCCATTTGTTTCTGCGTTAATGCACTGCAATCCTGCCGTTTTAACACCCAAATCAATAAGTTGGATTAAAAGGCTAAACTGCTGTTCGGTTAGTGTGTTTGGTTGGTCTTTCATAAAATGTTACGCAAAAGCAATTTCATGCTCTGTTCCTGCGCCATCTTGGAAATAAAGTTTATTATCTGATTTACAGTAAACCTTTCCAAAGTTTGCGTCTGCCGTTGGTGTGGTTGTTTCAGCTATGCAAAGTTCGCCATTGCCAAGAGTCAAATCAGCGTTTGAGCTTGGCGCTGTCGTAGCAATTCCTAAACTACCATTTGCGTCTAGGGTCATTCTTGGCCCTGCCGCAACTCCAAATCTTAAAGCCCTTTCTGTGTGGCGGTATTGTAGAAAGCCCTCGTAAGGATCTGATCCAGTTGTTCCATCAGAAAAATAGATGTAAGAACCACCAGAAGAGCCGCCGTAAATCGTCAAGCCTTGAGTGCCTGAGCCTGAGCCAATAACAAGGTTATTTGCTGAGCTATTAAAATCGCTTGGACTATTAACCCCTCCAATTCCAACCTTGCCCCCAAAATAGTTTATCATATCAGTATTTGCCTGATAGACTCCATAAGGGGTATTAGTTTGAGTACCAGAAGTTAAATCCCCTATATATAAACCATAGGTATTAGTTATTGTATGACCTGTATTTGTAAATGTGGATAAAGTGCCATCTGCAATAGCATATCCCATCCACTTACTGATAGTACCATCTCCATCTAATTCTGTATGAACATTATAAGCAGATACGCTATTTATTTGTCCACTACCTGAAGTGTGAACTCTACTTACGTGGTTTTTAAAGTTAGTTGCTGTTCCTGTAGAACTAACCGTTGTCATCACTTGTTGATGAACTGAATTTTGAAAACTACCTCCTGTGCCTGTCAGGTTAAGATAATTTTGTATTTTGTACGTTGCGCTACTTTGAGTGCTTGTAGCGGTTGTCGTAGCGTTTGATAGAATTGTAGCTACTGCCGTCGATCCTGATTGAGTTTGAGAATGTAATAAATCAAACTTTGCACTTGGCGACACTCCAATGCCTAAGCCTGTGCTGTTGAGGCGCATTACCTCTGAGCCATTAATGTCATAATGATATTCTACCGCACCAAAATTTAATTTTTTCCATGAATTGCCGTGATGTATTGCCGCAATGGTTGCGCCAGTTGTGTCATCATAAGCCAATCCTAAGCCACCAGAACCGCCCGAAATTCTGACCGCTTTATTTGAAAATGAGCTTCCAACATTCCACGCCCCTGCCTCTAATTGAACGTCTAATTTTGCTGATGCTGTTGTGGCTCCAATTACAAAGTTTTGAGACGAGTCAAACCTAGCCGCCTCAGTGCCGTTAGTGTCAAAGCGTATATAATTGTTACCACTAGATCCAAATATTCTATTATTACCATTGCCCCATTGTATTGCATAAGCACTATCTAGCTGTAAAGTCCCACCGCTTAATGTAATATCTTTAGTTTTTAAATTTCCTAACGTCCCACTAAAAACCTCACTGTTATTGGTCGCGTCTGTAAGGAAAGTAAAAGCATTTTCTGAATTATCATAACCAAAAAATCCAACCTTTGCAGATTCGCCAGATCTAAAATATCTGAACTCAATGCCTCGATCTTTGTTATCAGATGCATCAGGCGCAGAATCACCGCCTACTGTAAAGACAGGATCATCCACGGTCACCACGGTCGAATTAAAAGTTGTGGTCGTGCCTGAGACGTCTAAATCTCCATTGACTATTAACTTTCCTGTAATAGTTGCTCCTGTGTCAGTAGTCTCGAATTTCTTTACGTTGTTGTAGAAGAGTTCTACTTGCCCATTATCAATAAACTTAGCTTGATACTCACCTCCATCTCCTGATCTTATATATGTATTGTTTCCATCTAAATAAAGAATGCCCGAACTGGTTCCAACCCGTAAATATCCAGCAGTATTAAGAAGCTTAGAATTAGTCCCATCGTGGTAGATCTGTAGATCATCGCCGCCCCCCAATAACAGTTTAGAGTTATCTGTTAAACTAACATTACCATCAACCTCAATTTTTTCGGTGGGGGTAAGAGTCCCTACGCCCAGTTTACCTAAAAGGGCTACATTGCCCCCAAAATATTGTCCTTCTGATGCCATTATATTAAACGTCTAAATTTGAAAGTATAGTTACTGGATTGGGTTGCGTTGAAATTTGCTTTCATTTCAATCCGAACATTGTTCGTATCGGCTTCGGATCGTGTCCTTAAAAAAATATGTTTGCCATTATCTGATCCCCCGGAACGGTGTAGGGGTATTTCACTAGCAAAGTCGTCGGTACTTGTAGTTCCACCATAAATTGAAACAGTAGCAGAATAATATGATTCTGCTGAACCTCCTCCCGCAACATCGTTAACATGTAAAAGCATTGCAAAGGTCCCCGTCGGAAGAGCACTCGATTGAGTTATATTAGTATCTTGGTAACTTGTGGTTACCTGCATGGCTACCACTGAATTGTACACTTGGTCGATTTGGGTGCCTGAAGTTAAACTCCCCAAACCTTGGTGAGTTATAGCTCCTGTAAAAGTAGCCCCTGACAAGGCGGCTATACCTGCTTCTGTTATGGTCTGATTAATCCACTTAGATGAAGCGGTGTCGTACTGAAGTAATTCATTATCTCCAACAGAGGTAAAAACAGTATCACTTAACTGCCCAAAAGAATCTACTCCAGCGTTAACATCAGTAATACTTACTGAATTGATAGATTGTGTAACGGTAACTGTTTCGTGTGGCATTAGGCTATGATCTCTGGAATTATGTCAAACACTAAACGGATAGAATATATAACTTCACTTCCGCTTGAAATTTTTAAGTCTCCTGCAACGGTTATCTCTTCATTGGGCAGGGAAGCGGATTGTGCAGTGCTCCATAAAAGTTGAATGTTGTCTGTTGTTGCAGGGCTTTGGGTAGGGCCGTGGACAAAAGTAATTCGACTGTCTTTAGCCGAATCCGCGGGTGAAGAGGCGCCAAACCTTAGGATATCCAAGGTTTGTCCGTCGTAAACAGAACCCCTTTTGCGTTTAATAACTAATTCAGCGTCATAGCTACTAGTACCTAAGTTTGGAGTATTAGTCACTCCCGCTAATTTATACTCCACGTCTACTTGGGTTTTTTGGCCTCGTTTTAACTGAATGTTTGCCATAGTAATTGCATCAATATTTATCAGTAGAACTTAACACACTTAAGGTGTTACTACAAAAATATACCCGTGACCCCTAAAGGCCACGGGTATATGTGAATTTGCTTGTTTAAGCTACTAACTTATTAAGCTTCAGCGGTAATGCTTCCACTATCATTATCAGCGTTAGTAGGCAACTTGCTGAATGAAGGCCTCTTAGCACGAATGATATAAGCAAACTGCGACTTAATTGGCTTAGCGGCGTTAGCTAGAATACCTCTGAAGTAACCCCATGACCCGTCTGGGTTAGTGGTCTTATCAAGGATGTTCAAGAACTTGTAATCTCCACGATAAGTGTTTGGATTAAACGTCGTTCCGGATCCCGCAGATGTAAGCGGTGTTGGAACAAGTGACTCCATAACATCTTGGTGGAAGATAACAACGTCTTCATACACAGCTTGTTCATAAGCTGAGTTAATGATGAACTTACCAGTAGAACCGTCTTCAACGTAAGGCTGAATTTCAACCCATTTGGCTGGTACCACTGGGCTTCCAGCATCCTCAGTGTATGTGAAACGCTTCGGAAACGGATCTATAATATGGTAGAACCCTTTATGGGAACGTTCCACACCAAGAGGCTTAAGAAGCTCACTTACTTTACCACTTTCTCTGTAATCAGTGCGGGTGCCATCTTCTTTAAGAAGCTTTTCAGAAGCTTCGGCACTCATAATTGCAGTAAACACTGGTCTTCCGTCGGATCTACCCATTGGGTTCATTCCGCCGCCATCACGGATCAAACGCATATAAGTTTGATTCATAATGTTGTTGGAAATAATACCAATCTTAGATGGGTCGAAATCCGCGTCGGGAGATGCGTCACGTGTTATGAAAGATCCAGCAGTGGTACCTTCAATCAAAACTCCATTAGCGGCGTCATCAAAACCAGCAACAATATTATGCTTACAAAGATCATAATACTGATCGCGGTAACGATCCTTCCAAGCCCATGAAACGTTATCAACGAGGTTATCATAGATAGCCCTCAACTGATCGCGGAACTTGTATGCAAACCGGACATCGTTGACCAAAATAGGTGCTGATTCGATGGCGGTGTGTGCAAGACCGAAAGTTTCAGTGGTTGTTGCAGGAGTTATTAGAGTAGCATCTGGAATCTGAAACTTATTAGCATCTGTATTCTTGATGGATTCCCACTTCTGTCCAACGGTTGTGTCGGCAGGTGAATAACCTGTTTTCTTTGCAAGAGCCCTGTCGTAAGTCAGGACACTGAGAGTATCTCCCATTTCATTAGGCCAAGCTGATTGCTTTACGAGCTTGAGCCAAGGGGACGTGTCGATTGTACGGCGATAAATATCGCCAGAAATACGGCCAGCTTCCTCTACCAAAATATTTGATAAAGCAGGAGAAACAGTTCCTCCAAACTGACCAGTACTTGCGCTTTGTGAACTTGCGGCCATTTTATTTAATAATGCCCTCCTCAGGGCGGTTAATTTATATAAATGATGAACACATCAACCTATTTAGGTTTATGCGTCCTATTAACTCTCCCTGAGCCGAGGAGTGGCTAAAAGCCTAGCTCAAAATATGTATACAGAAATTGCGGAATCTGTGGTTCCACCAAAAGTATACCCCACAACTTTAGAGTCGCAAAATAAATTATTTAACTATTTTATTGATGGCCTCTAAAAACCCTACACTATCGTCAGATCTGTTGGAAACATCTACGTTAACCCCTCCCCCGGATTCAGCGGCTTTGGGTGTGGCTTTTTGGTACCCAGCTAATTGAGTCTCTAATTCGCTTATCTTAGCATCACGTGAACGGATAGCTTTCACTAAAGGAGGTAAAACAGACCCTGCTGAAAGTGCATATGCTTGATGTTCTGCACCCAAGGTAAGATAATCATCTTCAAGAGCTTTGCTCCTCAATGCACTTAAATCAGCTTCTTCTAAGTCAGGGATAACATTCTCTAACTTATCAAAAACTTTATTAACCGCGACCCTAGTCTCTAGAGCGTGTTTTTTAAGAGCCTCCTGCTCCCATTCAGAATTTCGCTGGTCAAGTTCAGCGGCGGCTTCTGCCGCGTGTTCTTTTAACTGTGTGTCTTTCTGGAAAATGACGGCCGCATCATCCACCATCCTATAAAGGGCCATTTTATCCCTTTCAGTCATTTCACTTGTGATTTCCTCTAAAACCCTGTTTTGCCTCTCCACATTATGCACCTCAGTAAGGGCATCATAAACTTGGTTTACGTCAACCTCATTGCGTTGAGAAATAGCTTCTGCGGCGTCCATAATAGCTTGAAGTGGAGCTGTTACAGCATCTTTGTACTCCCTAGACTGCTCGACACGAGAAACTGCTAACTCTTTTTCATATTCTTCTATAGTTGATTTAGCCTCCGTTAACTGTTGTTCCAGTTCTGTAGTTAAGGGTTTATCTGTAGATTCTCCCACTTTAGACTCCAATTCAGAGGCTTTTGCCCTAGCTTCAGCTAACTCGCTTCGCAATTCCCCCCATTTAGCCGTGGCTTTTTCGCTCAAAGTGTCGCTCAGGGCATCTGCATCCGGAAAATCGTCTACTAAAGAGTCAGAACCACTTTCAGAAGTTTCCTCAGGGTTTGATTCTGGCGTCGAGTCTGTTTTCGCAGTCTCCTCAACGGAATCTCCGGGAGAATCTTCGGGGGAAGCACTTTCTGCGGAAACTGCTTCATCCAACTGAGAACCTATACTAGCTAAAAAATCAACCTCACCCGAAGAATCCCCACTAGATGTAGACTCTAAAAAACTAGCGGCTTCCTCTACACCAGAATATTCTGTTGTATTTTCTCCAACACTAGGTTCTTCACTTATGGTAGCTTCTTCACTCATTATTATCTATTGGTTGTATATAATCCCACTCGGGTAGTTGTTCTTGAATTTTTTTATAGTGTAGGGAAGGTAACTTTTGAAGGAGTCTAAGTGCTGTATGAAAACCAGCCTGAAAAGATTGTCTTTTAGCTGTTTGCTCCTGAGGCTCGCCCATAACTATTATGGGAACTGCTTGAGTTTCTAAAACCCTTAAACCCGCTTTAAACTCATTAGTACTCAAAAACTCATTCCATGTGTAACGCGAATGCTCATCGCGCTTCCAATTTTCAAGTTCTTCCTGCATTATCTACACACATAATACAGATCTGAAGATGTTCAACCCCCTTTATACTACTTACCCCAAAAGATTTTTTATGTTGGATGCTGACTTTGCGTCCGCTATCTGTCTATCTTGTTCAGCTTTTTGTAACTTTAACATCATCTCCATTTCATGCTTTTCCTGCATCATCTGAAGTTTTAACCGATGTTCTATCAACTTTTCCTGCTGATCAGTAGCATTTTGCTGTTCATTTTCCGGGGCCCCTGCCTCACCCCCTTCAGCGGCAGAAACTTCTTGCTGTTCTCTTTCGAGTTTAGCTAATTTACGTTGACCATTAATAATTAACTCGGACAATCTCTGCAAACGTTGGTTAAACTGAGAAACTTTGTCAGCAATAGTTGGATCCTGCTGAATGTTTTCTAAGTGTGCTACGGCATGTTGGAATAAGCTCATAGAACTCATAGCGGCTTGTTCTATAGACATCTGGCCTTCCTCTACAGCCGCGAACATATCCTCTATAGTTGGGAGGTGTATATCTAGGTGAATAACATGTAGTTCATCTATAAACACCGGAATTTCTTTACCCTCCAACAAATGTTGAGTCTCAAGTTGCGCTACCTTAGCATCAACTGGGATTCTTCTGTCGGGACGCGCTGGAATATATCGGTCAGCCGCATCGTGTCCTACCAAAGAAGCGACTTGGTCACGGAACAAATTATGTCTGCCTTCTTCATCAAAAGCTCCAGCTAACTCATTAAGTTGCTGAAGGCTAACTGACCTTTTAGCTTGGCTACCACTACCTACGGCTCGTACGGCTCTAGTCTTCTTCAAGTCTAGTGCGGCTAAAGCCTCCATAGGGACGCCACGCGAAAAGCACCTCTCCCTAAACTCGAAAACGGCATCTCCTCCCGATTCTCCGGAAGCATAGTCCAACCTGAAAAATCGACGGGCCACTTCTTGGTGGAATCTGTCCCATGGATTATAGAACAGATTGAGGGCGGTAACATTCAACTTCGCCGCTTCTTCAAGGTGGGCGGCCACTTCGAACCGCGTCCTGCGATCTCCTTTACCGAAGATCCCCGTCGTTGAGTATTGACCTGCACGTTCCTGTACCATCTGGGACAGGTCGCTTAAAACAGGCATCATGGTTTGGGAAGTATTGGGTGCCGCTCTATCCACAAACTTCATGTTTGGTGGGAGTATGGCAAAAGGTCCGAAGTAGTTGAAAGCGAAATTCTCTAGAGATCTTTCGTCTTCTGGCTGGACCATGGGGGATCCCGCGAGCATGGCGTTATCAATGGCTTGGGAACGTATGCGATTACTTACCTGAAGGTGGTGGTAAAGCTTAAAGCCTAAACCTCTAATACTATGGTAAGTGCCATTAGTTCCTATGCCATAAGTGAAAAAAGTAAATGCTTGGTCTATATTTTCGTAGCGACCTACACGCTTGTATAAAAAATCTTTATTACTACCTTTATCTAAAGTTATAAAATGGGAAACAGAGCCGTTAAACTCTTTGACCCACATGTGAACCAACTTAACTCTAGCTGACTTGGCAGTAGACCAGAGATCATTGTTTTTCATCTGCATCTGTATTTCCTCCCAATTACTAAATTGAGAGTCATGTGTTTCAGACACGGTTGTTATAGCTTTTCTTACCTCCTCTACATTCCAGCCTAACTCTGAAGCTATTTTGGGATCTTCGATGTAACGATATAAATCATTAACTTGAACGGACCTACGTGCGGCGGCTACTTCTATAGCTCCTTCAGTAGCTTGTGTCTGTCGAGGGATTAATATATCTCCCAGCCCAGAAGACCTCCACTGCCAAGAACGCTCGTCTTCAAAATAATTTACACCAACGCCGTGGCCGACGAAATGATTACATAAATTCAAATACTCGTAGTTAAACCTAGGCCACTTCCTCAACTGAAAAGAATACTCTTCAGATAAAATTCTATTCCACTCTATACGTTGTTTTGGATCTCCGAAAACAGTCTCTACACGCACTAAAGTCTCAACAGAATTAATAAGGTCTACGTAAGCGGACATTGCCGCCTCTAAAAACTTTTCCGCTTCCCCAAAATTTAAATTACAGCGAAAACCCTGACCGGAATTGCGCAAGGCATTATCCGAATAAGGGGGTGATCCATCGAACATGGCTTGCACCCTTGAACGATTAATAGAAGAAAGTTCATCACCTTTACGAAGACTTTCAAAAATCTCGTTTGCCGCTTTAACATCTTTAATGCGTGTCTTAGGTGCTCCCCCATTCTCGTTTAAAGTTTTAAGAGGTAAATCTGAAATGTCACTTAGTCCCGAAGCCATAATAATCTACTAATTTGCCACGTTGCAGACTAAGTATCAAGGAGAGTTCTGTGAGAAGCAGAAGCTACGTCAAAGGACTTCATTTTATTAGCCCATGTTTTCTGCCTGTCCGCGTTTACTGAAAAACGTTCACCTCCCATAAACCCGTGCCTAGATCTACACAAATCAATTAAAATAAAGGCCGCGTCAGCTATATCGGGAGACTTTCCTACGCGAGCTTTAAAGTCAATCTTAGACTCAACCCTAATCTTAACAGAGGTGCCACTAGTTAAATATCTGCGCCCCACCATTTCTTTGGCTAAGTCATTAAATATTCCTCTTAACTGTCGTGACCTCAGTAGCTCCTGACCTTGGTACCATATCTCTGACATACGGTTAACGTATCTTTCATGCCCCGGAGTTTTGTCGGTAGCGGATACAGGTCTTTCTGATGCTTTTCCTGCAAAATTGACTGCTAGTACTTGGGGGGACCACTCGACACTGACTATATCATGGAAAGGTCCTCCCGCTCCTGTGGCATCACACGCGGCATTTTGAGGTAAAACTCCTTCTTTAACACAAGCCTGCTTAAACTTACGGGCTATTTGTACAGATCTAGGGGTGTTTTTATCGTTTATGTCCTCGCTTAAAATTTCATATTTGTCGAATTGGAGAACTTGAATCCCATCTTCTTCCCCCAAACGCCCAAAGAAAACTATAGATCTATCTCCTCCATTGGTAAAAGAAGGGTCTATTGCGGCCACTTTAACAGGAGTTTTATCAAACCTAGCCTTGTTAGAAGCTACACCTCGTATAAGGTCGGCTTCCGAGTAGACGCCACTATCCACTCCATCTGGACACCAAAAACCCTTATACATACGGTAATACAGAAGAGAATTCTCCCCGTAGTCTCTTTTAGCGGCTTCTACTGTCTCTCTGGAAGGCATCCATGGGTACACTTGTCTGCCCGCTAACACATTAGGGTTTTCTTCTGCATTAAATCGGATGCACTTTCCTCTAGATGTATCCCACTCGGAATCATTCTCGGTGACAGTGCCCCACCCCGAAGCGGGTGCGGAAAACACTCCAAAAGCGTCGAAATGAGAATTAGGGTTACCCAACCCTATCATCTGAAAGAATGGGTTGGTGCTGAGGTTAGTGTATGCCGCGTGGACCAAGCTCTCGGGAAGCTCGGGAAGCTCGTCGGCCAAAAGGATTAAACGCTTCATTTTTATGCCAACCAGCTTACCGATGGCCTCTTTTTCCTTACGTTTCTCAGCAGGAACGAGGACGATCCCTGTGGATTCCCAAAACCCTCCATTCTTGGATAGACCTTTAATCTGCCCTAGTGATGGGACTAACTTACCGGGAAGACCGGGAACCGCTGTCCACATCTCTGTAATAGATTTCCAAATACGTCTTCTAGCTTCCCGCAAGGTGGTTGAAGTGGCTATAATCAAAGTATTATAAGGGTCCGCCAAATAATTAATAATCCCCCACAAGGCCATAGTGTCGGATTTTCCTGAAGAGGCGCATCCGGCAATAGACAAGTATTGGTTTTCGCAGGCCTCATAAATCATGTCTTCAGCCCAAGGTGACCAAATAAAATTACGAGATACTGGTTTTTCAGGATTGTTCCACAAAAGATCTACCGCATTCCTGAAATGTTCAAACTTACCTAAGCCTCCTTGTTCGGGGCTCCGATCATGTAAAAAAGCATGTAACTCTATAGTTACATCATTCGTTCCTGCGGGAAATTGAAAACCGTATTTTGATATAGCCACGAAATATACTACACCATAATTTTTTAGTTGCCACTTCCAATTAGATGTATTAAATACCCCTATGCCACGAACCGGAAGTATCAAAGATCCAATTAAAGTTACGCTATATATGCCTCAGAAGACCGTAATTCTAGGTAAAGACTACGCTAAAAATATAGGTAGTTCACTAAGTCAAGTAGTTACAGACCTTGTAGAAGGGGTAGCGGGGGAATCAGTTCCTATGACTATAGAAGTTGACCGAAAAACTTATAAGAAACTAGAGAAAAAGGCCTCTAATAAAGAAACTAGCGTAGCATCTTTAATCCCTAAAATGATTAATGAGAGTCTTAGGGGTTGATCCGGGTGTAGGAGGGGGTCTGGTCTTAATGGAAGACCTAAAGCCTATTTGTATAGGTCTTTACGTCTCAGAACAAGATTTTATAGATAATGTCGAAGAACTAGCCCAAGACGGGGTAGACGCGGCATTTATAGAAAAAGTAAACGCATTCCCGGGACAGGGGGTGGCTTCAACATGGAAATTCGCACAGAACTACGGCTTCGAAAGGGGGGTTATACGAACTTTAAAAATACCTTTGCACGAAGTTCTTCCCCAAAAATGGCAGAGGGGGCTGGGAGTTCCTCAAATAAAAGAAAAAACCAAACGAAAAGCGGCTCTAAAGGACATGGCGGGTAGACTATTCCCCAATATAAAGTGGACCCTAAAAACTTGTGACGCGGCTTTAATAGCTTACTACGGTGCTAAAACTCTATCCAGCTCAACTAAAGTCTCATAACGCACTTGTCGAAGCCGTTAAAAATTACAAGGCCGCACTGGACTCTTCCGACACCGGCACAGGTAAAACACTTAAAGCCGTCGAAATCGCTAAAACGTTGGGCCTTACCCCGTTCGTGGTTTGCCCGAAAACGGTAATAGCGGCGTGGGAAACAACCCTTGATGGTCAGGGAGTTGAGGAATACTCAGTTTATAACTGGGAAAAACTTCGTACAGGTAATACTAACTGGGTAGCCCGGAAAGGTAAGAGGGGTTTTCAATGGAAGAACTTAGCTCCAGATACTTCTCTACTAATATTTGATGAATGCCATAAGGCTAAAGGTGTTAGGACTTTGAACGCTAACATGTTGATAGCGGCTAAAAAGCAGGGGTATAAAACTCTCCTTTTGTCGGCAACAGCCGCAGAAGATCCCAGAGAAATGAGGGCTTTGGGGTATGCGTTAGACCTTCATAATTTAAGTAACTACTGGCAATGGGCACAGCACTGGGGTTGTGAATTTGACAGGTGGAACTCTCTTCTGTTCCCAGAAAGGAACCGGGGAAAACTAAAGGAACTAAATAAACTTATATACCCGCTGAGGGGGCATAAACTTACTAGAGAGGATCTGGGGGACCACTTTCAGACAACTAGGATAATCACGGATCCTATACGGTTTAGTAAGAAATCGAAGCTTAAAACTGTTTTTAAGGATTTAGAACCCGAAATAGCTAAATTGGAGGCTCGTAAGGATGGGGATGGGGATGAACCAATAGTTCTGACAAAGATACTCAGACTAAGGCAGGAAATAGAGCTTTTAAAAGTCCCGGACATTGCTGACATGATTACAGAGGCTAGGGAAGCGGGGGAATCTGTCGCGGTTTTTCTTAATTTCACAGACTCCATAGATGCCTTATCACGCAGAATAAGTGAAAACCACACATTCATCCAAGGAGGTCAATCGAAGGATGTAAGGGACTCAGCCATTAAAGCCTTTCAGACTGGTAAGGTGGGAGTAATTATATGTAATATAGCCGCGGGAGGTGTGGGAGTTAGTCTTCACGATACCTCGGGTGATTCCCCTAGAACTGCATTAATAAGCCCCACTTATAATGCTAAAGAGTTCCACCAATGTCTTGGGAGGGTAGATAGACTTGGGGGTATGTCCAAAAGCGTCCAAAGAATTTTAGTAGCTGAGGGAACTATTGAGGCTAAGATAGTTACATCAATGATGTCAAAAATTGAAAATTTAAAGTTGCTTCATTCGCAAAATGTCGTACATAATACGTCTATGTCAAAAACCGCTAAAGAAACAAAGAAAGCTCCCGTGGTAGACGAGGAGGAAGCTCACGCTGAATTTGGGCCGTCTTCTATTAAGATGTCTGCTCATTGTCCGGGCTATGAAGGAGAAAGCGGCACTAACCCCGCCGCAGAAATGGGGACGCGTATCCATGAAGCCCTCGAAACTGGTGATTGGTCAGGATTAAACGACTATGAGTCTTCTTTGGCTCAGGGGTGTCGCAACGCCGAGGATGCTATATTCAATAAACATGGGTATGTAGACTTTAGTGAACTGGAAGACTTTAAGGAGATTAGGTTGACTATGACACTTCAAGATGGTGAGGAAACCTTTGGAACTTGTGACAGACTTACAGTTAACGGAACCGAGGCGGTTCAAATAGACTATAAGACTGGTCAAGGTGCTGTGGATGAGCCTCAAGATAACTGGCAAGCCAAGGCATATGCTCTGGGAGCCTTTCAAAGATTCCCTCAGCTAGATACAATACACTTTTACTTCATAGCTTGCCGTAGAGATGAGATTTTATTCCACACATTTACTAGGGATGACGTTGATGAAATCATTCATGCCATTTCTGGTGTAATACAAAGAGCTAAAGAGATTAGAGCTTGTTTCTCTAAAGCAGACCCATCTCTTCTTATCCCTCAAACAAAAATATGTAACTACTGTAAGAATGCTGGTAAATGCCCTTCTCTAGCTAAGCTTGCGGCTGAAACAGCGATTAAATACGCTCCGGGAGAGGAAAACTTTCTTCCAATGCCCGAACAGGTTCACGGTAGCTTCTGTGATGACCCGGAGGAACTTGCTAAAATGTTGAGGGTAGTGCCTATTGTCCGTAAATGGGCTTCTGGAGTGGAGTTTGCGGCTCGTAATTTGGCCATAGAGGAGGGCGTGGACGTTCCGGGGTTCGAAGTCAAGGAAAGGCGTGGAAGGCGTTCTATAACCTCAGCATTGGCCGCATACGGGGTTATAAAGGATATGGTAAATGTAGAAGACTTTTTAGATGGAATTGACAAATTTCCAGTTGGCAAACTGGAGAAGTTGGTGTCTGATATGACCCCCCGGGGCCAGAAGAAAGAGAAGGTGGCAGAAGTAATGTCAGAACTCTATAAACTGGGCGCGGTGGAAACAGGTAAGGACTCGCAATACTTATCTGAAATAAAATAAATTTGGGGGAAGTGTGGATGACTCGGGGTGTCTCCGTCGCACATAGCGGGGGCACAAAACCCCCACCGTTATCCGCACTTCCTCCGATAAAACAAACTAAAACAAAAATAATAAACAAAAAATACATTAAGAAAAATGGCTAAAACATCATTCGCAGAAATGGAAGAAAAGGGTAATAAGAGCCCATCAAAGAAAACAGCTACTAAAAAGGCGGCTGTTAAAGAAGTAGAGGTTGCTTCTATTGAGCAACCTGAAGAAGGTCTTATAGTGCAGGAATCCGACAGAGGTGAACTTGCTATAACTGACCAACAACTGAACGACGCTGGCTTGGCTGGTGATTTCGATCAGTCTGACATTAACCTCCCTAGGATTAACATTGTTGCCAAGACATCTGCTCTTGTGGACGAGGGATTTACTCCGGGGGCTATTGTTCTTAACAAGGAAGCTATGTTAACTCTCAAGGATAAACCTTTGAGGGTTATTGTTACTGCCATGGTTAAGCAATTTCAGGAAGATGTGGACTGGGGTTCTGAAGAACTCCCCAAAGTATTTAATACTGAGGAAGAAGTCTACTCAGCAGGATACTCGCTAGAGTGGGGTTCTACTAACATGTGCAGACCTATTGCACATATTACAATGTTAGTGGAAGCTCCTGAGGGTCTTGAAGAAGATGCTCTGGAACTGTTCCCGTATGAAAATGACGGGAAATACTACGCTATGGCTATCTACACGGCGTCTAAGTCGGCATACAAACCTACAGCAAAGGAAATCGCCACATACGCGACATTTGCCAAGGGTCAAGGCGTGTGGACGACAGCTTGGAACCTTACATCAAAACTCCGCACGGAGGGTGATGTTTCATGGTTCACTCCTTCAATGAAACGCGCTGGTCGCTTGAGTGAAGGGGAACTTAAGTTTGTCGAAAGCATTAAGTAGAAAGGTCACCCCCGAGTGTTCAGTTAGCCGAACACTCGGAGGCGAGGGAGGTGTTGGAAATAGGAACCGGAGGAGATCTCCGGGCCGGGTAAGTTTTGCTAGGTATATCCTTTCCTACATTGAACATCCAACATCTCCCTTCTCTACAAATGAAAAATAAATAATCTCGTACAAAAATTTAGATGGTAAGGTAACAAGCCCATTATGTTTGCAGGAATAGACTACGAAACCTACTACGATAAAGACTGCTCTATAACTAATGGGCTCAACAACTACCTAAAGCACGACAACTTTGATGCCTACATGGTGTCTATTTACTGTGGAGATAATTTCGCTTGGGTAGGTCACCCAAAAGATGCTCCTTGGGAAAAACTGGATGGTGCGGTAGCCTTATCCCATAACAGGAGCTTTGATCAGCCTGTACACGAACATTTGATCAATGAGGGTATAATACCTCAAACTAATTTTTCAGAGTGGCACTGCACTGCAGATATGTCTGCTTACTCTGGTTACCCCCGGTCACTTAAAGAGTCCCTTAAACATTCGTTAGGGGTCGTGATGTCTAAAGAGGTTAGGGATAACATGAAAGGTCGTCAGTTCAATGAACTGGACAAAGAGGAAAAGATGGAACTTGCTCAATACGCGTTATTTGATGCTAAAGGTTGTGCGTGTCTCTGGGAGAAGGAAAGTGATGAATGGCCTTCTTGGGAGAGAGAACTCTCTCAGGAAACGACAAGAATGTGTTGGGAGGGCGTACCAGTGGACGAAGAGGAGATGGAAAAGGCAATACAGGTTCTGTCTCGTAAAATTTTTGATTCTATTGATGTCTTGCCGTGGACAGAACAACAGGCGGGGGCTCTATCGCCCAAAGAATGGGCGGCTTGGTGTCGCTCCCAAGGTAAAGAGCCCCCGTCTTCCATGGCAAAAGATGACCCCGAAGTTCAGGAGTGGATAAAAGCCAATCCTGAGGAGGGTAAAGTGTTAGTGGCTACTCACGACTTACGTGGGGCTAACTCTCTGATGAAAAAGTTCATAACTATGTCTTCTAGGGTCGAAGACGGGCGTCTAGCTTATGGACTCAAGTATTTTGGGGCTCACACGGGGAGAGATAGTGGTGATTCAGGTTTTAATGTCCAAAATATGCCTAGGGGAGGCATGTATGGTGCGGATTTACGCTCCTGTATACGTGCTGGGGCTGGTAGAACTCTGTTAGTGTCTGATTTGGCTCAGATCGAAGCTCGTTGTGCCGCTTGGTTAGCTGGGGAAACTGAAATGTTGGAGATGGCTAGACAGGGCATGGACTGGTATGAAGCGCAAGCCCGTTCTTTTAATATGTATAAGGGTACAGGTGCACTCAAAACCCAAAACCCAAAACTGAGGCACACAATGAAGCAAATGAGTCTGGGTTGTCAGTTTGCCATGTCTGGAAACAAGTTTGCATCTATAACGGGTGTTGAGTACGAGGATGCAGTTACGATGGTTCGTACTTTTAGGTCTAAGATGCCTAAATTAGTTTCTTTGTGGGGCGCTTTAGAGCGCGACATGCGGGGTTCTGTAGGCGAAACTTATGAAATTGGACTCCCCTCCGGAAGGACTATGAAATACCGGAACGTGGAGTTGGAGAAAGGACTGTCGGCTGAGATACCGAGGGGTGGTCGTATGCAGAGATTAAGATTTTGGAAGGGTACACTTATTGAAAACGCTACTCAGGCATTTGCCCGGGATGTTTTCATGGACAGAGTGCTCGCTCTTCGAAAAGCAGGACATAATGTCATCCTCAGGGTGCATGACGAAGTGGTTATTGAAACCGACTTAGATAATGCCAAGGAAGCCTCAGAGGATATAAACAGGATTATGTCTGAACCTCCTGAGTGGTGTAAGTCTCTGCCCTTGGGAACTGATGTAGAACAAATGGAAAGATATACCAAATGAAATATTATATACTGGAAAACCATACGGCTGGTTCCGTTAAACTAACACTAAAACACCCCTCAAAATTAACATCTAAGGTCCCCACATTCTCTGCTAAAGAAGGTTTTAGGGAATGGTGTAAAGATCCTACAACAAAACACATTTTCTTCTCGACTGTGGAGGGAGTGAACCCTCACGACAGAGTTAGTGGGACTAATCCTGCATACAGAATGCACGGTTTGGTTGCAGACTACGATGACGAAAAACTGTCGGGAATGAAGCTTGATGACATTATCAAGCGTATTAATAAGAAGTCTCCGGGAGGATGGGTTCCAACTTGGGTTACTCGGACTTATTCCGGGAAAATACGCGCCATTTGGGAGTTTGAGAAATCTTGTCTCGTAGATAACGAAGTGATTTTGGAAAAAATTTACGACGCTTTAATGGCTCAGACGAAAGCCAAGACTTTGGTACTCGGTTTTGACAACGCTTCCATGAACCCCACCATGTACTGGGAGATAGGTTCATCTTGGACAAAGGTTTCTGATCCTTTGTCTTCTCAGAAAATCGAGTCCTTATTTTTTGATTGTGCCAAAAAGACATCTGGTCCGCGTGGTAAAGTTACTATACCCATGGATGTCATATTTGACAAGGTGACAGAAATGTATCCGGGTAGATGGAAGGGTGATTTTGATATCGGGTGCAGGGGTCCTTTGTTTTGGATAGAAGATGGGGTAGATAGAGATGGTTGTGTTGTTCAACAGGGTGGTGTGTGGAGTTATTCTACCAGAGCAGGTAAAAGTTTTACTCCGTGGAGCCAAATATTGGGTGAAGAGTTCGTTGATAGCTATCGTGAGAAGAAATTGGCTGATGCGGTGGAGGATACATGGTTCGATGGTCAGAAGTATTGGGTGAAGGATGGGAGAAAAGTTTGGAGTCCTGTTATGAAAGAGGATTTCATTACGAGGCTTCGTTTAGCAGGTTTCTCTAACAAACCTCGAAAGAAGGGGGATCCCGCGTCGGAAATAGATGAAGTGCTTATATACGTGCAGGATGAGCGCAGAATCCACGGCGCGGCCCCCTTCTTGTTTAATTTCAATGAAACTGTTCATGTGGGGTCAAAAAGATATATAAATACCCACGCACATGTCCGGGTCATGCAACCTGCGGATGATCCTAACCCTGACAAGTGGGAAACTCTGTATGATTGGTGGAACGAGTGGATGGATGACCCAAAATCAGTTCACTACGTGCTTTCTTGGCTAAAAAGGTGGTATGTATCGGCTTTAGCCGGAGAAGTTAGTGCTGGTCACTCTTTAATAGTGGCTGGGGACGCTGATTTCGGTAAATCTTTATTTTCAACATACATTTTACCTAAAATATTCAATGGTGGGTCTGATGCAGGTCCGTTTTTGATGGGGAAAGAGAATTTTAACAAGGAACTGGCTGAATCATCGGTTTGGTATGTCGATGATAACACTTCAGCGGCGTCTGTATCGGAACATCGTCGATTTAGTGAGATGATTAAGAAACTTACGGCGTCACCTAAGATGACTGTCCGGGCAATGTACCGGGAACCGGTAGATATTGAGCGTAGAGGTCGTGTAATAATTACGACAAACACGGATGCCGACTCTTTAGCGGTTTTACCAAACTTAGACGGGACAATATTGGATAAATTGATGATTTTGAAGATGTCCAGCAACTACAAGCCTTGGTTTAGGGGGCGGACGCATAAACAGATAGAAGATATTGTGGAATCACAGCTTCCACATGCTATGGCGTGGTTAAAAGATGTTTATGAGCCACCTAAGTATGTAGTTGAGGGCTCATCTAGCCGATTTGGTTTAAATACGTATCACCACCCCGACATTATATCTATGGCAAAAGATTTGTCTGCAGAACAACGGGATTGGGAGATGCTTCAGTTTTGGTGGAAGTTAAGGTCTAGTGAGGAGCCTTGGGAGGGGAATGTAAGTGAGTTGATGGGCACCATGGAGACTTTTGATGAATTGAGAGTCTTTACCCGGAACCTAAACAAAATCGTCTTTGGTAGGACGATGTCTAAAATGGCGTCACAATTTTCGTCACAGGTGAAGAAAAAACTTGTGCGAGGAGCTGTTACGTATAATATAAGTATATGAAAAACGCGAAACAAGAATACATAAGAATGAAAAAAGTGGATGATTTCAAGAAACTGGAAAAAGCCGCTAACAAAATATATCTAGGGGCCAGCAACCTAGACAATGATGTAAAGCTGGAAACACAACTGTTTTCTGACCCGGATAAGTGGGAGTACATAATAAAATTGCACATATCCATTAACGGGGTAAAACGAAAACTGCACAAAAGAGTCAGTATGGATGATGTAGATTCTCCTGAAAGACTACGCGACTATGTCCGCGAGATGTGCATCAAGGATCTTGCTAAATATTTAACTTCTAAGTTTTTCCAGCAAAACCTTAAAACTATCAACGAATTATACGGAACTCCTGCGGTTTAAGGGCAGTTGAGTTCAGTAACAAGTGTAAACGGGCCCGTAATGGGTGTAAGTTTAGGTATGCCGGGACATGGTATGCCTAAACTTATTTATGCTTTCAGCAAAGCGAGGTTTTTCTCTGCTTTTGATGAAGGCATACTGCTGTTTTGGGAAAATGAGCCCGTAGCTTTATTCCCTAATTTAGAGGCCGCAGTCAATTACGCTTATAACGAGTTCGCGGGTCCGGAGTGTACGGGACCTTATTCTGGTGAATTTTGGGTGGATTGAGGTGAGCTACCCTTTACTGATGTCTTCATCTCCTATGAGACAAGCTCTCTGGGTTCTGACAATAAGCTTTGTTTTCTCCAGTATGTGGGTCTATGTGCTGGCCGCGACAATATTGATTAGGGCTAATTACGTGGCGGACAAATCGGGGTGGGAGATGGGTGGGGATCAAAATAACCATCTCCACCACCTTAACTAGTTTACAGACAAGGAGTTAACCCTAAGTGGTGGAGATGGTGGGGATGTTTTGGGTCAAAACCTCTGGGGACGGAAACGGCGTTGAAAGTTGATCGGGGGTGGTTATCAGGGGCTAACCTTTACTCTCTATACTTTTAGGGAAAAACATCTCCACCATCACCACCACCCCTACTTAACCCCCTGAACACGAGAAATTTAAGTGTGGTGTGGATGTATTTAATACATCTACCACCCATCTCCACCATCTCCCACCCTAAAGTATCGACTTAACCTTTTTAGGCCCCCTGCACATATATTTTCCCGCTTACAGGGGGATAGTTCTTATATAGCGTTTCTGAACGCTTACACCAACAAAGAGGTCTTTTTACTTAGCTGTAATTACCTTATTATGTACGTATAGTGTAAAAAGTAAGAAAATTTTACAGACAATCACTACCCTATCCGGGCGCGCGGGCGGGGCGTGGGGGGATACCGGTGGTGTATTGGCTAGATAGGTGTATGAAGGGCAATTCCTTCATTTTAACATTAAAAACTATAATACTATGAAATTATCTGCTTATCTTAAAAACCTTCGTGCTTTGCTTGGCATCGCCGATCTCAAACAGTTTGCCTTGATGCAAGCTATCCGTTCAGCTCTTCTTGAACTTCGTTCTGCCGAGTCTGCCACTGTCACAGCTTCTTCCGGTAAGAAGTCGACTGTTGAGCATGGGTTTCATGCAGTCACCGTCAATAGCACTGAGTATTCCTCGGCTGTGGTTGAGTCTGTAATGGTCACTCTCGGCAATTACGATCAGCTCGCCAAAAAGTTCGAAGCTACCAAGTCTCGCGCTGGGCTTCTGCCTGAGGGATAATCCTCAGCCAAGATTCTCCCCGGCTAGGTTCACCCTAGCCGGGGGCTTCTTGCGTTTTGACATAGGCTAGGTTCACCCTAGCCGCGCCACGCCCACGTCTCGTGCGGACTAGCTAGGTCTACCCTAGCCGCGCCACGTCCACGGGGAGCGTTGCATATTTAAGGCAGGAGAGTCTGGCGTTGATAAAGCGCCACACTACTCCTCCATAGAGCGCATCACTACAGGTGTGTTCTATGGAGCAGTATACAATCTCGCTCTGTATGTTCTTTATATAGTAGTATGTCCTAGTGAATCGAAAAGTAGCTAGAGTCATGCTGGGAATATGTCTGACTGTCTTCAGTAATGGAGAGGTCGTGACTAACGCATCCTGCAACCTTCGGAGTAAGAGGGAACCTACATCTGGGCTATTCTCATGGGATAGTTATGCCACCACGGGTAGAAGTGCTTAGTATCTCTTAGGCTATTTGGAGCCTGAGCCATGCTTACACCCACCGCTTACAGTGCAGTAAGAATTTACTGCCATCATATCAAGGTTTGTTTAGAATCGGGGTCTTTTATAAAAGAGGCACGATGACTATTCCCTAAGGTGTAGCCTACCAGAAAGGCGTGTAGAGGACCTCCCTTAATCGGGACGTATTGAGTGTGTTCTCATCCATACACGTGGCTGTGGCAGTATTAGTCCACGGGCTCCGAGGAGTCCAATGTAGCGCAGAGAAAGTCCTATCCTTCATGCGAGCAGTAATACAGGCACCCAGTCTATACAGACACCTGCGCCCACCCTATTCGGGCGTAGCTGATGCCATCTGTATAGAAATGGAGCGACGTAGGGGGTAGATACCCTACAGAACCTCTAGGCAGTAGCGCCCCTAGAGTCCTTATTGTCAGACACTCACCTAGATCTACTATGTCTCCTTGCTATAATGCAATCGTTAGATGACCTCTAGCTAGACCGGATTGGTATACCGTTATTAACAAATAGTTCACGGCATGTGAATTCTCACCCTGCACTCAATACCCAACACCCAACACCCAACACCTCAGACAGTCCAAATCAAGTGCTGTAGAGTTGTGTATTGGCTCTGTAAGTATTGGGTGCAGTCGAGGATTCATCCCATCCGCAACGGAACAATTCTGGAGTCCGTTGCAAACCCTATTAAGCAACAACCATTATGACCGAATACAAGCGCCTCAAAGAGGCACGTAAAAAGGAGGAGGCCGTAGCTAAAGCACGTAAACGTGTTCTAGTAGACCTCCCTAGACAACGGGCATGCGACGCAATCAATAACGAGATTGACAGCAAGCCCTCTCCTGTGCGGAGAAATAACAACTGGCCCAACCGTAACACGACCAATACTGTTGGGATTCGCGCAATCACTAAAAGCAAATACACCCCAGTACACGGCGAGAAATGACCGGACACCAAATAGTTACCTACAAGAACGAGCATAGACGGATTGACTGCTTCTATTGTGGGCGGAAAGCTACCCTATCGGATTTCTGCCTGCCTAACGGAACCCCTGTTTCCAAGGCATACTACTGCCCTAATTGTGGGGAGCATAGAGCCCTCCATTGTCCGCCTGACATACCTTTCGGCCCACCAAATCGGGGGCTTAGCTAAGAATCACTGATCACTGTTGATCAAAATCGGGGTGTTGTCCCTCCCCCAAATCTAAGCAGGGACTACCTATACAAAAAAAATGAACCTAGAAACTATACTATTAATCGCGCTTGCCGCGTTTTCCATCTACGTCGTGTGGGCTAACTACATGCAGGACACCCTCCCCCTCATTGTGAGGCGGAAGTCCCTCGCTAAGTTAAAAGCACGGTTCAATGCTTTAGAACTAGACTGCGATGGCACTACGGAGGCTCTTGAGTCCACCCGGCACACCCTTAGACGTTGTGAGGAGGAACTGTATCACTCTGACAAGGCTATGAAGCTGGCTGAACACGAGTTGAAGAAGGCTGAGCGTGTAAATGAGCGCCGCATTGTTGGCGACTACCCAGTAGCTTACTGGGGTTACCGCGAGGTGTTCAGCTACGAAACCGATGAGCAATGGCAGGAGGTCGAAGACTGGCCCTTCCGTAATCCTAACGCCCTCGACGTTGACCCCAACGCCGGTGCGGAAGCCGATCCTTTCGAGGTAATCTCCAAGTACATTATGAAGTTCAGCATTCGTGAACACCTCCCCATGGGATGTCTGGACAACCATTCTACTGTAAGGATGGCGTCTGGCATATACATAACCTTCCACGATGGAAGGGTCATCATGGGTGATGATATCTACCTTATGGACAAGCCTTACAGTGGAGATATGCAGGACAAGATACCCGCACCTGCCTTAGTCTGGTCTGAGAATCACCAGCAGTGGTTTGAGCGTGTATCCCGGTACGAGCACCACCCCCAGACCCCATACTCACTGATCGTGTCCTAACCCAACACCCAACACCCAACACCCAACACTCACTCCCCAAAACCCAACTGCTGAGGGGCATTTACTCAGCGAACAGAAAGGAACGCTATGAATCCTGACTACGCATAGATAAGACCTCTGCACCCTTTAACCGGGGTGCAGGGGCTCCCTTGAGGGCACCTACTCTTGGTGCCTTCAATGGAGCCTATACTCCAAACCCACCGCCGAGGGGTAGTTCTCGGCACCAACGTTGGCGGATCGTACACCGCCCTTTAAACACCATGGAAAAAGGTAAATATACCAAGACACCTGTCCACACAGGAACTAACGCCCCTAAGATCGGGGAAGACGGACTCTCCAACAGAGCGCGTAAGCGTAAGAACAAGGAGAATGGGTCTGATTCAATCAAGCCCAAGAATTCGTTCAAGCACGGACAACGGGACGGATCCCCCCGGATCCCCGGTAACAAGAGCTTTGACCGTAAGCTTGCTGGCAAGAAGATAGACACCTCTAACTCCATACACTGGAGAGGTGTCCTTGTTGACGAGTATGGTTGGAGACGTCCATGCCCTGTAGTGGATGAGATGCGCAAGACCGCATTGGACTTGATCAAGGGTACAAAAGAGCAGGATCGTAGCTCCTTCCTTTTGTTCCACCCGGTCATGGATACGAAGACTTGGGAGACTCCTATCTCTTCTCTCCTTAACCAGCCCCTACGTCAAGTGTGGCCAATCGTCGGCTTTAAGCCTGTTACGCCTACTATCTTGGGGTTCGTTCCTCCGTTCAAGCCTTTAGGCTTCCGGAAGATGTCTCCTGAGCAAAGGGCAAAAGTGACTGCATATAAGCAGTTCATCAACAGCTAAAGCTATTTACGGGGACGCCCTCCCCCCTAAAGGAGGGCCCCAGTCTGTCAGCAGGGGGTTTATCCCTCTGTTGACAGAAGGGGTATTTTATACCTACTTAAAAACAAACACCAAACTCCTCCCATGTGGGGGTCATATGTAGAATAATGGCTACAATAAAAACAATACCTAATAACGCGGAAACCCGTAAGCTTCATAAGCTTAAGTTGTGGGAGGCCTTCTTAGATGTTTTCCATCAATTCAAGACGGCCGCTGAATCTTATCAGCACCCTGCACTCCCTATCAACGCGCACACGCTCACCAATTTCTTGAATACTCTCGAAGTTGCTGACAAGTGGACGAAAGAGGCTAGAGAAAAATATACACCTAGTCCTTTTAGAGATGAGTTCGGGGGAGAGTCCATAGACCTTAAAACCGTCGAACAGTACTCTATTTGTGATGCATTGAGGCACACTAGCCAGTTCAAAGAGCTGTCTAAGTGCATTAAAGAGCAAGCAAAACTCCGTGCGGAGGTGGATGCCGCCTTCTTTGGAATCCAAGGGTACACCGAACCCACGGATTGGCCTAAGGACCCCCACCAGTGGAGAGGATGCGGGATCGTATTAAAGTCTCTTAAGGGGGCGTATATTGATTCACTACTCCTCATTGAGGAAGGTGGAGGAGAGAAGGCTCACAAAAGATTCCAAGAGCGTGTACAAGAAATAAAGGTAGACCACATAGCTCCTTTTGAGCACATGTGCAAAGCCTTTGGCAGAATGTACAGCATCTAAAACACCCAACGACCCTGACAGGTCTTAAAACACCGTCACCCTTACACATATGGCTAAAAAAGCTAAAAAAACCATGGGAAACCGTTCCCGCATTAAAGCATCTAAGTCTCCTCAGGAGATAGACGCCATCGTTGCCAACGTTGTCCGGGATGAGGCCAAGTATGGCCTTGCTATACCGGGCTACCTTGCCAAGCTCAAGGGACTGGCAACGCGCAGGAAGAAAGTCCTTAAAAAGGCTTAACCCAACACCCAACACCCAACACCCAACAGCAGGGTACCCAACACCGGGTACCCTGCTTGGGTTAGGAAGGAATATATGACAAGAGAAAACCAAGCTCACAAGGCATTAGTCAAAGAGCATGATCGCTGGATTAGGCATCTCAGGTCAGCTATTGAAGCTGGCAAGAAGCTTAACGGCAGGGATCGAGTAAAACCCGTATTGGATTTCCGCAACGGGCACCTAAGAGTGTTGCGGGAGTTAGAGAGGGGAGCTTCTCCAGAGGAAGCTCTTAATAACCCATTCGCATCTACAGTCGATATACCAGAGGATGAACCCATAGGAGTTCTACCTCAGAAGATATGGACAATCATTGCGAATGCCATAAGCGCCTTTTCTATGTGCGCTATGAAAGACCTAGAGGGAGGTGAACATGAGTGACCCCATGGACAACGACCTCGAACCAAGAAAACCCAACCCTATAGAACATCTCTTAGATGTTATTGACCACCTTGTACAAGAAGGTCGTCATGTACAAATGGAAATAGTAGAGTCCGCGCTCATAGCAAAGAACTACTGTGACTACCTAAGAGAAAAGGCTCTGTCTAAACCACAGCTACATAAATTTGTAGAGAGTTGCACAGAAGAGGCCGCTATAGAGGTTATAAAGTCGGAGGAATATTGATGACTACAACTAAAGAAGATAATGATAAATGGGCAGACGCCAGCGAATGGAAAAAGTGGGCAGATGTGCGCGAGCGTATGAATGACTCCATTGATCAGCGAAAAAGGAAGAAATACAGGAAGATCCTAGCCGACCACTTCGGCGGGACAGATAAGATACCCAACCTTAGGAAGGCAGAAGTGGAGAAGATTGTTAACAAAGCAGTCTACACCAGAAGTCTTCTACCTAACTCCTTGGGCGGCTTAGTTATCGCCCTCTTGTTCCTTATGTTGTTCGGGTTCATTATAGGCGTCATGGCCTATATTTCCACCTTCCCCGGATGGTAGAACATCGGGCTGGGGGGAGTAGTCATCAATGACCGCTCCTCCACCCAACACACCGACATTGATGACCGCGTCGGGCGTATCGGAATCCATCTCCAACGCCCGACGCGCCATCTTGTCGGCTATGTCGGCATCTCTCCATGTTTTTATTGGAGGTAATTTGTGTTTCTTAAATTTCTTTTCCGTGATTCTAGATATCGTTTCACGGTGTTCGGCTTGTCGCTCGGCCAACGTTTCTACAACGGCGTCAAGCTGATTGATTTGGCCTTTAGCCTGAGTTGGGGTTAAATCCCCCGTAAGCTCTGCTACTTTTACCGCATTAACTCTCTCCGCAAGCTTTTGCTTTATGTTGCGGGGAGTAGTCCAGCCCTCACGAGAAGCGCGAGATCGCAGGGTACCGGGTTTTAGTCCCGGGTAACGTTCGCATATTACCCCGCAAGGTTCACCAAGCATATAAGCATTCTTGATGTCCTCCCAAGGGACGTCTGTTTTAGGTGGTCGGCCTCGTTTCGCCATGCTTTATAATATAATTTTCTTCTCCCTTCTTGCAAGGGGCTAGAATACCAGTAGTATTTAATACTACTCTACAACAAACAACCACCGACGTCGGCGGCTTTGAATACCGACACCAATGTAAATGGATACAATCCAACCAACACCCAATACCCAACAGTCAACTGAGGATATCTCTTCAGCCAACCTGTCTGATTTTTCCATAGGCTACCGCATGAAAGTGTGTGTAAGAAACCCGACTGGAAAAGTTAAGGCCGCTCAACGTGCCGTAGCTGAGAAGTTCGGCAATGAGGAAGACAAGACCACTGGTGGTACTTATCTTCTGGAACAGAGATACCTTAAACCTCTGTTGACTATGGAGCGAGAGATACGCGACTTCTTTACAGCCAACACCACTAACTTGGATGGCAAGTTGCTTATCTCTTCCAACAACTACTTCCGGGTACAGGAGTTCGTGTCACGAGCTATTCCGGAATTCGATAGGCTTAAGTCTGACTTCCTCACCAGATGGGAGACAGAGATTAGGCCCAAATCTATGGAGGCTCTGCATAATCAGAAGGATGCTCAAGGTGAGAATCTTTATGATAAGCTTACACCTTCCCAGAAGAAGTGGTTTACTCGCTCTTCCGAGGATATGGCCCAGTACTATTCCTTCACGTTCAAGGAGGATAACATTCCTTCAAACAACCTGAAGGGAGTATCTCAGGACATTATCAACGGAGTCCGGGCTCGCATTAAACATGAAGAGAATATCCTCATGTCTGAAGCGAACACCCAGTTAAGGGGACGTCTCAGGGAAGTTGTCCTTAAGCTTAAAGAAAAGATGGTAAAATATAATCAAGACGGCACCAGTAGGATGCACGAGTCTATTATAGATAACATCAAGTCTTTAGTGGAAGTCCTGCCTGACATGATCATCGGACATGATCCCGACCTTGTCGAGCTATGTAACGAGACTAAGGTCTTGTGCGGATGGGACGTCGAAATCCTGAAGGGTAATGAGAATGCCCGTAAAGAAGCTAAGAAGACTGCTGAGGATATTCTCAGCAAGATGAGTTTCTAAATGGCTACTAAGTTATCCAAACCAATAGTCAGGGAAACCGTGATTCGTGGGGAAGACTATATAGTAACCCTCACTAACTCGGAAGCCTTCTGGCTGTCGAGCAATGAGCCCCTTATTACCCTTCGCAAGAAGGGTAGTAGGGGGACTCCCCTTGAGTTCCCCCTTAAGGACATCCTTGAGGATTCTCCTGAGGAAGAGGTAACCCCGACCCTCAAGCACGACATGATTGCCTATAAGGACATCATGTCTAAACTAGGCGGACTTCGCTCGAAGGAAGCCGAACCTCTAAAGGAAATCGTACGCGATATCTTTGAGGTCAACGTCCTCGCATCTGATCTTTCAGATGCTGAGGTCGTTGAAAAAGGTGTTGCTCTACCAGAGTAACCAATAAAACCCGGGAGGTTATGCCTCCCACAAGAACATAATACATATGTCAAAATCAAAAAATACCAACGAGATCAATAAGAAGATAACCATTGTGGCCAAGGACATTCCCGATATCCTTTTCTCCCACGAGCGAGAGCTTGAGTGGCAGTTAAAGGTTAAGGGGACACGAGATGGTCTACAGGCACCTTACTTCATAGCTGAGCCGGGTATTGGTAAATCCCAGATCAATATGCAGGTGGCTGAGGCAATGGACAGGATCTTCATTGATATACGTGCAGGCAACTACATCCCATCAGATGTTCGTATCCCGTCCGTTGACCGTGAGTTGAACGTAGCGAGGTACGTAGGTAATGAAGAGTTCCCATTCCTTAGGGATGGGATCGACCCAGAAGGGCGTTACTTCATTCACTCTGATGAGATGGGTGATGCCACGGGTGTTATGCACAAGATGATGAAGCAGGTCATCAATGACAACTGCCTCGGCAATCTTAAGCTACCTATTAACACCCTCCACGCGGCGAGTGCCAACGGCCTTGCGCATGGGTGTCAGTCTGAGCGTATGCCATTCTCCAATGCCAACAGGTATGTATTCTATCACATCCAGCCGGATGTTGATGGGTGGATGAAGTGGTTGGAGAAGATCGGGTTGTATCCGGAGCTGTATGCTTTTATGAAAAGCAATGCTGACGTTCCATATGACTATGATCTCACTACATGGGACGGAGAGTCCAACTTCGCGTCCTTCAGGTCACTGGAGAACATCGGGAAGTTGTTTGAGTCCAACTATGTGGATACAGATTCCAACGGAAAGAGGACTCTTAAGGGTCGTCCTTCAGAGGATCCCCTGTTCCTCCCACGTGTAGCTGGAGGCATCGGCTATAAGGCCGCTCAGTCTTTGATTGCTTGGCTTGAGATCTACGAAACCGTAGGTTCCATAGACAAGTTGTTGTCTGACCCAGACAACTGCACAATCCCAAGCGATGACACTACTAGGTGGATCATCGCTTGTAGACTTGTAGGTGAAGCCACAGAAGAAAATGTGGACGCCTGCATGAGGGTTGCTTACCGCCTTACAGGTAAGAAAGGGTTCATGGCCGCTTATGTGGCTAAAGCTATAGCCAAGACCAAACCTACTTTAGTTAGTAACCCAGCCATTGTTAAATGGATGAAGGAGAACACTCTGGAGGTTTGTGGTCGTGGATAACGCTGAGGACATAATCGAAGCTCTGTTGACACCTCCCCGGCATGAACCCGGGGAGGTGTCTGAGGAGTGGGTGGAATACAAAACGTGGTCCCTTAATGGTGTGGAGCAACAAGCCGCTCTCTACCTAGGACATATACAGGCAATGCCCGGTATATCCAAAAGCCCACCGGGTAATAATTGGCGTATCACCCCCACCCTCCAAAGGGCTGTAGAGCACAACCCCGAGTTGATTGTAGCGTCAGCTCGAATGAAAAAACTGATGCTGGAGGACTAGTCCCTCAGCGTCGCAAATGTAAAACAAATATGAGTGAAATAATATTCAATACCAACGAACACGAGGTAACTACTCAGGAGGAGTTCGACAAGGACATTAACCGGATGCTCCGGAAAGTCGTTATGGACAGAATCCTTAGCAAGTACACCAGTGGTCTAACCAGACTCAAGTGGGTAGCTTGTAATGAGCCACTTAAGTCGGGAGACACTGCTTGTACAGACGGTTATTCGGTTTGGGTTTACCTGCCTTACTGGAACATCGGAAGCGATCCCCAAAAGATCGGTCTAATGTTTCACGAAATGTTACACCCCTTGTGGTTACATTTTGACAGGTTCAAACACGCCATCCATTTCCTAGCTAACATGGCTACGGACTTGGTTATCAACCGTCATCTCCGTGAGTTATCTAGAGTGTCTCCTAATATCCTACTCCCGGCTAATCCTCCAGAGGGCAAGATTCTTGACTCTGTGGAGTATGGCAGGAAGGCAGAGGAAATCATATATAACGAGCTTGCGAGAGCTTGGGATGATGAGAAAAACTCTGGTGATAAAGATGGCGATGGAGACGGCGATGGAGACGCCGAAGGCGAAAGCGATGCGGATGGAACCGGGGACGCTTCCGGCCAGAAGTCTAAAGGTAAGTCTAGTGTGCCCAAGAAGTTGGGACCCATTAGTGACTGGGAAGACTTCACTGGTCCGGGCGGTTTCAAGGCCCCCGAGCCGGGTGCTTCTGGCGAAGAGGAAGACGAGAACGCCTCGCCTGAGGACATGGTTAGAAACCTCCGTCGTCAATGGGAGAAGACCGCCAAGAAGATTGCGCAGATAGCAAGAAACAGCGGCGACTTCCCCAGCAACTTGATTGAGGAACTGGACAGAGAACCGCCGGGTATTAACTTGGCGCAGATCATCCAGAACTTTGTTCAAGCTTGCGCCTCCCCGGACGTGTCAGAGACACACTTTGATCGCAGACATCTGGCAGATGACCTGTACATCGAAGACATAAGTGTTCCTGCTGTCTCAGACATCATTGCCGCTAAGGACACATCGGGGTCGATGTATTCCAAGTGGCTTAGCATGAGCTGTACTGCACTGGAACAAGCCGTACAAACTATCAAGGTTAAGCGCCTCTGGGTGCTCGACATTGATGCGGCTTTAGATGGGATTATACAAGAGTATAACCCGGGTGATAAGATTGACTTCACGGCCAGAGGTCGTGGAGGCACTGACTTTCGCCCACCATTTGAATGGGCCAAAACCGAATGCCCCACTACACCTAAACTGCTCCTGTACTTTACAGATGGCTACGGACCTTTCCCCGAGGAAGCTCCTCCATATCCAACAGTGTTCTTCACCTTTGGATTAGATCCTTCTGAGTATCCCAAGTGGTCCCGTGTAGTAGACATGCGCCCATTCATCTAAACCCCCAAAAGAAAACAACTAACATTATAAAATACCATTATGAATGTAAATGAATTAATCACAACAGCCATTAACCACCCCGAGAAGCGGGCTTCAGCAGGACGTCTTCGTCTATCTGGGCACACGTTATGGTCTAAGATAGACCCTCCTAATCCTAGACTAGATCAAAAGGCAGAATTCCTGCCCATACTGTCACATATGGGTAGTTACTTGGTGCAGTGGCCCTTCAGTTCTTGGAGCACCATCGGGTTATCTACCAGATCTCACAATATGTTGAGGGACGCCCGTAAGCAGATACGGCAGGCGTGGTGTTGGAACATGGCCAATGACCACGGTAGTCCTACGGCCGACTATATAAATAAGGATCGTATTAAGGTTGAATACCCGGATAAAGATATTCCGGTTAACCCGGTTCCCATAATCCAGTGGTATCGTGACCACGTAGATGTTAGGCATCTCTCGGTGAAGACGCCTAATGAAGCGGCTATTAAAATGCTTCTTCTGGGAACCCACCCCGAAAAAGAGGGGTTGGGCATACGACATTGGATACCTGACCTGCTAGTCGAAGCAGATGCTAACGACGACAAGCGGGCAGAGGTTGAGAAACTACTACCAGCAAATCATGTTAACCCGGCCTTTGAGCAGGTTCTTCGTAGCTTAGCTTATGGGGCAATTCGTCGGGAGAATGAGCTTAAAGTGATGGCTAATTCTCTGGGTCTAATGAAGGCTACACTTGATAAACAAGCTAGTGACATGGTACAGGAAATGCAGGTTCAGGCAGAACGGCATTTTGCACCTGCTTCCGTGGAGTCGGCAGGTACGTTCCATACAGACCACGATAACCTGAGTAACATGATGGCCGCTTTCAATACGACGGCGGGTCTGATAGACTCAGCTTCAGAGGTATTCAACAACATACTTACTGCTCCTGCGAGTAACTTACCTAGGACTAGTGCGAGGACAGACGGCGTCTGGAGCTTTAGCTGGGAAGAGCACGTGGGAGACATCAGGAATAGTCGGTATCAATCAAAGGATCTGACTTGTACGTCACCTATGTTTAGCCAAGAGTATCCAACATTAAAGCTACCTATTACTAGGGGGCTGTATGTAGTTGATGTTAATCCTCGCTCTTTTAGTTACTATTGGCTTCGTAGGAACTTTCACACCTACAGACAGGTCATAAGTAACTTGGGCGTACACCTCGAACTCCCTTTAGGGCAGTCTCCTGCAGAGTGGAACTATGAGGAACTCGCTCTACCCCACTTCGTGAAGAGCGACCAGTAAAACAAAACACCAAAATAGAAAGACTAAGAAACCATGAGTGAATACGAAGTTACCTACACATCCAACGACATCCCCAACCTTAGCTTCCTCGTTGAAGCGGACAGCGAATCCGAAGCAGAGAGCAAAGCTGGGGAGGAGCTGTCCCGATCCTATCGGGCTAAGGAGTTCGAGCTAATCAAGATTATTTGCATGGCCGAATCCGACGAAGGTAATCAGCATCATCAGATGAGGCTAGATCTTGCCGAGAGGGAGCGTGAGAACCTAAATGAAGGAGAAATCCTCGACATCTTAATGGACGGTTGTGGTGGCTACAATCAAATGGGTGATGCCGAAGTCCGCGAAATGTGGACAGACTTGTTTGGGTAAAACAAAACACCAAAACCCCCTCTTCGGAGGGGGGCACTTTAAACAAATGAATAAACCAAATAAAAAATACTCGATCAGTCTAACGGCTGCGGAGTGGGACATAATTCTCCGAGCCGTTCTGATGGGTGAAATGGATCTCGTAGACTTCATTGAAGAGGTCGATGGCATTGAAGGTGATGCCAAACATGACCTCATCAGTGAAATCATCGGGAAGTTTAGCAGACAAATCAAAAATTAGAATAGAAAGGAAACAAAATGAATAAACCAATAAATAACCACCCAATGCAAATCCGTGAGGACTTGCAGAAAGAAGAGATGCCCCCAGTGTGGGACACAAGGACTGGAGAATGCTTTTATATAAAGCATACCCCGACCCTTGATGTCGAGTACATATGGAGCCCGGACGATGGAGGGGAGCTGAATGATGAAGGTGCCAACACGATCCTGAAGATACGTTGCGGCACTGGGGTTCATTCACGGACTGGTAATTATAACCATCCCAAGAACTTGGAGGAAGACCTCCTCGTCCTCGCCATCTCCATCGACTGGGAAGATAAGGAACACAAAACCTGTGTTCCCGAAGTTCCTGCGGCCCGAGATTGGGAGCGTGAGATTCTTCATGCGAAAGCCCACCCCAAGCCAAAGAACATTGTCCGTGTCTGGGATGTCTTGTTCTATCTTGAAGATGAG